TCCAGCAAACGCAGGATCTGGGTCTTTTGCTCAAACAGATCAAAAGCGCGGCGCAGATTGCCCATGTCACTGGAGAAATCACTCACTGAGAGCAAATTACGCTCTCCGGAAATGATGACCTGCTCTTGCGGCGCTTGCGTCATGACTTCTGCACTCACATTGACCGCAGCTTGCATCAGGCTGGCGACTTCGCTGCGCAGCTGCTCCACCTCTTGCTTGATGCGCTCACGCACCTGTTCTATATCGAGCCCTGCATAGTGGGCATTGATGAAGTTGGAAGCTTCGAGCAACTGGGTGGAAGAAAACTCTACGTCCGTAAATATCACACGGTTTTGCACATCGCCTTGTGGCGACACGATGATGACCAGCACCCGCCGCTCTGACAGCTTGACGAATTCAAGGTGCTTGAACACCGAGCTGCGCCGCGGTGCCATCACCACGCCCACAAACTGCGACATATTCGACAGCAGCTGCGCCGCATTCGCAATAACTTTCTGCGGCTGCTCTGCGGGCAACTCCGGGGCCACCAAGCCACCGTTTTGCACCGTGAGCATGGTGTCGACAAACAAACGGTAGCCACGGGCGGTAGGAATGCGGCCTGCGGAGGTATGGGGACTGACGATCAACCCCATCTCCTCCAGGTCAGACATGACATTGCGAATGGTCGCAGGCGACAATTCCAAGCCAGAAGCGCGCGACAAAGTACGCGACCCCACTGG